GTACCTCTATCATGTCTCTTCAAACTCCTTCGGGCAGAGTTCAAAAGCGTTTACCCGGTAAACGCGGTCATACCAAGACCCATTCGCCCCTTTTCCTATAGGGGCGCAATCGTAGTAGCATAGCTTCCATAGACTACTGGAACCGCCCACCCATCCGTGATGGAAACCCACGAAGGCTAGAGCGCACAGCATGGTTACATCTTCATTAAGACGGCAACGAGTAAACCGATAATGGACGCAGCCGCAGCAATCATAATGGATTCTAACCTTTTGATTCTAATGTACAAATCTTTAAACTGTGTTTTCATTAGAGTCTGCATAACAATTACCTCTTTCTCTAGGCCATCAATCCTCTTATGCGCGCTGCTCACTGTACGTTTATCCATGTTTTATTGCCTTATGCGATTGCGTAGAAGATGTAGTCACCCGCTGTGAAGGTGCTGGTGATCGTAAAGCCTGAAGATAGTGGGTCAATGTAGTCCGTGTTGGTGACCTCTGCTGCTGTTGAGTTGAGCTGAAGGTACGGATCGTTACCTGCACTAATACCTCTCGCGCTGTCCCAGATGTACCAGTCACCAGTTGCGTCAGTACGTTTTAGTAGGACAAATCTAGCACCTGCACTAAAGCCACAGTCTACATTTGTTGTACCTGAGTGAGTCACTGAGCCGACCTTCGATACACCAGCTAGGGTGGCGAAGAGGTAGGCTATGTATGTAGTGCCAGAAGTATTACAGCCCGTTAAGTTGCCCGTATAGTCAATCCCAAAGGTAGTCGCATCTGGAGTTCTCCATATTGTTCCAATAGCAGAGCTTTCAGCATTATCGTCGTTTACGAACACATAGCTATCAGTTACGGAAGTTAATTCACTGGACTGCACAAACCAATATTCAGCAGTGCTTCTAGACTTATATAAAACAAGTTCAGGGGCCACGCCAAGGTTATGATTTAAGGTCAAGGGACTTCCCGTACCCGTGTAAGCCACAATATCGAAGAAGCCACGCGCACGTTTCCACATCCAACTTGGATATTCTGACGTAAGTGCTGCGCTATCTGCCCAGCCCGTATTGTTATCAAAAACAGCTAGTGCGTTTCCATTTTCTGCCGCATTTGTGTTGGACTTTAAGGAAAGCGCCCCTCGCAGCCTGTCATTGAAAGACCAGTTGTAGGTGTTTAGTTTGCTCTTGTAGACACCAAGGTCAACAGGGAAGCCACTAGTGTAGTGATTGTTTGTACCACCGTCCATATCCATAGCAAACACCTCAGTCCCAGCCGTAGGTGCTACCATCATAGGCGCACGGATTGCCATGTAGATGAAGTTCTTAGAGCCTGTAAATAGGCCAGGAGTTGTCGCAGTAAATCCGGTAGCCGTTGATGTGCAGTAACCCTGAGTATAGTTGGACTCTGCCCCGTCAGTGTTAGGTCTAAGAACTTTTGTCGCGGTTTGGCTCATGCTCCTCATAACATCAATCAGCATCCAACTATCCACAAAGTCTGTGCTTTTTATCATAACCCACTGCGGATCATACCCTAAATCTACTGAAAAGTTACCCCCACTGTCGGTTGTGAAACTACCACACTGAATCATAGACTTAGCGTCTGTTTCGTGGGCGAAGAGGTAGGCGACGAATGTGCCGCCGGAGGAGTTTACTTGACCAGCGTTTGACACAAAGAAAGTCGAGTCTGTGTGGTCTTCTCCCGTTCCAGCGCCCCAAAGCCTAGTGCCTCCATACTCAATCCCTGTAGATTCCAGTTCTAGTTTACTCCAGTATGTTCCTGTTCCTTCTGCACTCCTGTGATACACAATCCAGCTTTCAGAAGCATCAGTCCTCTTGATGATTATCATGCCGGGTTCAGAGCTTAAGCTGTGTGAAATAGAACGGTTTACTCCCGTCCCCGTGTAAGTCACCACATCGAAGAACTTAGGGGCTTTGCGGAATGTCCAAGAGGCGTAGTCTGGTCCCCCAAAACCACTTCCCCCTACAATTCCTGAACTTGCTGTTAAATCAAAACCATCGCTATTTGCAGTGAAACGACCAGATGAGCCAAATGAGCCGCTGGTCAAGTTAGAGTAAAGACCGTTACCTTCCGTATCATAAAGCCTGTGATTTTGGCTTGCACTACGGCTCTTGCCCCAGACCAAACCACCCTCACTAGCAAGGTCAATGCCGTTGGTGATGGTTAGACCAGCGTTATTAGCTGTATACAAGTAAGTGCTGAAAAACGCCTCTACTCCAGGTTCCACGTTTCCCGCAGTGGGCCAGATACCTTGTTTGGTATAGTTAGCCACTTGGTCCATAGTCCACATACCGGAAGCCGTACTGTTCAAGTAAGGGCCACTGGGGACCACTTGGTCTTTTGATACTACGCCGCCTGGCCAATCTTTAATAGACATTACACTTCTTCCTCCGCTTCAGGGGGAATTACCCACAGCAAGGTTTCCTCATCCCAAAGAGTGTATGGATCACCAAGAAAAGGTACTGGGGGAACCATAGTGCAAGTGTCCTCATCAAAATCCCAAGAGGCCCAAGTGGGATGTTCTGTAGAGAATGCTATTTTTACTGCATTTTGTTTAGCTAGTTTTTCTTCTGCCGTCATGTCTTCGCACGTCCAAATATCGGTGTACGTGCCTGCCAGCCCTTCGACCAGCCCGTAAGAAACTGCCTGATTATGTTGGTAAACACCCAAGGCAGGTGCTTCTACTCGCACAAAAGGGCAATACTCAGGAGGGAGGTTGTTAACGTCAATGTCAGGAAAAGCCTGCTTGAAGTTCCATTCCACTATCGGATGCTCATGTGGCTGTCCGCCGCTCATTTGTATATAGAGTTTCATCTATAAATCTCCTGTGTTTGTACTTGGGAAAGCCCGTGTTGTTCCGCTAAAAGAGTAAATGATGCGAACAGCGCCTACACCGCCGCTTCTTGTACTGCCTGCGCCACCACCGTAAGTTATTCCAGACCCACCGGATCCTGGTTGTCCAGGATTGGCAGAGGCGCCAGAGGCCCCTTGGCCAAGTATCCCAACGCCACCACCATCGCCGGAATTAGCCCACCCCTGATTGCCGCCACCGCCGCCACCCGTGCCGGCAGTGCCCAAAACAGCACTAGATTGTGCGGCGTTGCCTCCATTACCAGCATAACCGCCCGCACCGCCACCAGAGGTGTAACCTCCAAGACCCCCGTTACCACCGCCGTCACCAGCGTAAGTTCCTCCAGAGTTACCAGTAAAGCCGACTCCACCGCCACCTTTAACAACTGCGGTAGACACAAAGTAAGAGTCCCCGCCATTGTTAAAGCCTGCGCCACCGTAGGATCCTGGACCACTTCGTCCAACCTGAACAGTATAGGAATTGCCCGCAGTGACCGCATAGTTGTTTTTGTAACCAAGTCCACCACCACCTGCCGCAGCACCGCCACCAGCACCGCCCGCACCGCCACCAACAGCGACAACAGAAACAGTTGCGGGGTTTAACGATGCTGGAGCAACGAAAGTATATGTTCCTGCGGTTGTGTAAGCTGTTTGCGAAGGCGCTGCAGGAGTGGCAGTAGTTGTCCCCGCATCACTATCTCCAGCCGCGTTTTGAGCATAAACATCCATAGTATACGTGGTAAAATTTGTCAGACCTGTCACTGTTATGGGAGAGGAGCCGCCTGTTACCGTAGCGGCTATGGAACCGCCCGTACTCGCCGTAACTTTATAGCCCGTTAAGGTGGGTTGTCCTGTGTCCGCTGGGGCAGTGAAAGAGACTACTGATTCAGTATTGCCGTTTGTCGCTGAAACAGACGTAGGTGCTCCTGGGAGTTTATACCATCCTAAGTCATTGTACAGAACTTGAGTTTGAGTCCATTTACCTGAAAGATTAGGCATTATACATCTCTCCCTGGGTTAAGCTGTTTTGATATAAAGAAAAGTCATCTTTATAAGTAGCTAGGGCGGTAACGAATAATGGCCTACTCTTTACATCTTCTGGAGAAAGATCCATTAATGCTTTATTTTGGTGAGGAGCCTTCTCCTTCCACCCTATTAATTTAATAAGATCTGTTAGCCTCTCAAAAGGAAATAACTTTATTCTTGAAGAATTATTCACATAACGAGACTGAGGCCCGTAAACATGATAAGGGATAATACCATACGATTTATTCATGCCTTTGATAACTCCTGTCAATCGCTTATCGACTTGATTTTCGTTTATACATCCCGTTCTTACGGAGCTTATTAATCTATCCAAAGGATTTCTAACAACTCCAAATATTTTAGCGTCTTTGGGTATTATGTTCATGGCATCTTCAATAGGAACATGGCCTTCAACAGACATATCATCAATGGAGAAAACCCTCTTCAAAACGTAATCCACAGTTCGTGAACCACATTTAGGGTTTTCTATAAAATAAGTATTTATGCTTTTAATATACACTTATTGGTCCCCTGTACCTGTTGATGGGAATAACCGAGTATTCCCAGGATAGATCAACCTAAGAGCACCCGCGCCACCAAGACCACCACGAGAAGCACCTCCTCCATATACGCCTGGGACACTGCTGCCGCCAGAAATGTCTTGACCTGCTGTACCGCCAGAACCGCCACCGCCACCAGGACCAACCCCTGAAACAGTACTATTACCTCCTGTCCCATTAGATCCTTGTCCTAATATACCTACGCCACCACCGCCTCCTGCTGATCCATTGCTTGACGATCCGCCACCTCCGGCAGCTCCTCCCGAACCAGATCCTCCGGTGTTGTTGCCATACGCTGCCCCGCCGTTACCGCCACCACCAGCGTAGCCTCCAGCGCCACCCCCGCCGCCAGAAGTATTATAAGGGCCAGTGCCACCGCTAGATCCTCCGTTACCCCCGCCGTCTCCTGTACGAGAACCGCCCGATCCAATACCTCCTGCACCGCCCTTAACGGTTGAAGTGTCTATAAGATAACTGTCACCGCCTGCGGCACCCGATCCTCCGGCCCCCACTACAACCGTATATGATGATCCTGGCACAACGGTTAGATTGTTTTTGTACCCTAATCCGCCACCGCCGCCTCCGTTGTAATTGGGACTTCCGTTAAGAGAACCGCCGCCTCCGCCAATGGCAACAACAGAAACGCTAGTCACGCCAGAAGGTGCAACCCAGCTAAATGTCCCTGTAGTAGTGTAAGCCGATTGACCCACAATTTGAGGAGTTACGCTAACGCCAGTGCTTAGTGCGCTCGGCCCAAACTCATTAAAAGCAGTAACCTGTACCGTATAAACCGTTCCTACTACAAGACCGCTAAAAGTTAACGGAGAGGATGATCCAGAAACAGAAACTGTTACCCCAGAAGTTGTGGTTGCACTGGCCACATAGGACGTTATAGCTCCTCCGCCCACATCAGAAGGAGCAGTGAAAGTAACAACTGAAGCCGGTAGGGCAGTTGCCGCAACATTCGTAGGAGGATTAGGTACTTCTAAGGGATTGTACCCAGGAAATACAAAGCCACCAATTCTATCACTCATGCTATTAATCCTTTAAGAGATTAACTCATAGCTTACACTAAAAGTCAGACCATTCGCTGTGCCACACGTTACCGCGATAGAGCTACCTTCTTCGAGATAAATTGCCGTAGATTTGTCAACAACAATTAAACTCGCGTCCGCGGGAACAGAAATAGTAGAAGCTATTGGGTACGCCGTACCACCGGAAGGCGCGGAACCTTGAGCGACTGCGCCGTTTGTATAGAGGTCAACACTACAGTTAACCGCTGCGGTGCCGTTCTTATTTGCAGCGACAACCTGATTGATTTTCATAACTGTCCCGCTACTCGCCGCGTTTGGTAGAAGAACTACTGAAGTAGTCGCTGAAGGTGATAAGTAAGTTGTTTTGCCGTATATACTCGTTACGGCGACGATGTTTGGGTTTGCCATGTTTTTTCCTTTAAAATAAACGGTTTAACCGAAGACCATTGCCATTGCGATTGCTTTACCTGTTGATATACCAGCGCTGCCAAAACTGACAGTACCACTTCCGTTAGTTACTAATGCTTGACCGCTTGATCCATCAGATGTGGGGTAAGTGATACCACTTATAGCTAAAGTTCCAACACTTAAAGAATTAAACGCATCTACAAAGGCTGCGCCAGATCCAGCGCCGTTACTGTAGACAGCCTTAGTTTGACCCGCTGAGATAGTGATGTTAGCGCCAGATCCTTGAGAGATTATTATGTTCTGAGATCCACTGGTGGCATTCTCAATAAACCACATCTTGCTGACCGTATTGGGGCCAATTGTGATCGTACACGCACTGTCTAGAGTGCCTGTGTACTTCAGGAACATAGATCGACCGGGGTCGGCAGCGCCATCAGCAATCGTTGTTGTGTGCGTGTTGGCGTTAGTTGTAATGGCTTCTGTACCGAAGCCAAAAGCCTCGCCAATTAGCTCAAGGTTCGTGTTCGTGACTGTTCCCCATGAGCCTGACTGATCGCCAGTTGCCATCTCATTGAGGCGAAGGTCATTTACAAAGGTTGAAGTCATATCAATCGATCCTTACAATTGCTGTATTAGCAGTTTGAGCTGGGAAAACAATGCGGAATGTACCGCCAGCAACTGAGAAGTCTCCACCAAAATCCAAGACCGCAATTGCTAGATCGCTTTCTGTGTCATTGTAGATCAATGCCCCGCGAGCCGTAAATGTTGCGCTTGTCCACTCTGGGTTGTCAGAGTCAAAGCAACCGCTTGTGCTGTTGATGATAACAGAGGCGCTTGCCAATGTCACGCCGCCAGCCGTATATCCAGTTCCGACTACTTCATTGGTTGTGGCGTATGCGGTTGTAGTTGCGCCCAAGGTAGCTGAACTGGTGTAAAGGGCGATCTTTATCGTATCTGTGTCGAGATCATGCAGCCCAAGCATTACATCTCGTTTGAATTGTGTACACATTGCTTGTGTGATAGCCATTATAAGCCTCCGTTATATTCTGCTGCGTAATCGCGTTGCATCTCTTGTACTGCAAGTTGCACTGCTTCGTCAAATTGTGTCTTATAAAGCGCCAATGTTTCCCCAGCCTTGAGGAAGGCTGACGCCTCATAGAGACACGCGGCAAGCAGCACATTTTCGGCATTGTCGCCAATCCAGTTATTTGCGTTGCTTGAACTCAGCCCCTCTTCGGGGGCGATATAGTCTACTTGGTATGTATCTGTGGAATTTGGCGTTGGGGCAAGTGTTATAACAGTTCCAGCCGTCCCTGCGCTTTTTGTGCTGTACATGATTGGAACACCCTGAGTGGTAGCATTAGGCGAATAATCACGGATATATGAATCAATTCTGTGGTTTAGATATGAAACAACATTGGAGGATATAACAGACACCTGACGTATCATTCGGGCAGATGGAACAGTGTAATCAGAAGTCCCAGCCACCATATTTGCTGTGGCGGTCTTACGGAAGCACGGCATGTTTGGCAGGCGCTGGAAGATCATTACCTCCGCCTGATCTATTATTTGGTCAATAGATTCTTGCAACTCAGAGCTGTCATCTTCCAAGAAGTTTTGAATGTTTGCAACTAGCTGTGTGTAATTCATTATTGACCCCACGTTCCTTCACCGAATGCATTAGACCCAAAGCCTGTATAGTCTATTTCAACGCTTTCGTCACCTACATTTCCAGATCCACCAGTTCCACTTGGGTAAGCAGCATTATCAGCAATAATTGATACTACACCAGTGCCGCCTGTCGCGCTCTGTCCAACAGGGTGTGGCCTACCTTCGGTGTCGCCCCAAGGGCCAAGTCCCCACGGGCCTATACCCCAGCCGAATGGATCTTCTACTATTGCAGTTCCAACTTGACCATCGCCGCTAACGCCAACTTCATTAATTTCGCCTACTGGCTCTTCATTGCCTACATTAGAAGACCCACCAACACCAGATGGAGTGACTTCCGCGAAGTGGAATACGTCACCAACGCCGCCAGTGCCGCCTACACCCACCTCGTTTATTGAGATATCAAGAGCCTCGACACCCACACTTGCAGCGCCTGCGGTCCCGCTGACCCCAGTCACCACTATTTCCCTAACAATGGCTCCAACTTCACCATCGCCAGCTTGGCCAACAGCGATAATTTCAGTTTGGATTGTGGCCTCTGCCGTGCCAACGCCGCCTGATCCACCAACACCTGCCTGCGATGTTCGTTCAACTTCAAAGCCAGTAAAGCCAATAAAACCGGGGGCGCTTACCCCAACGCCGGGGCGCAATCGTGGATCTATCGTCCAGTCCTGAGTATATCCGATAAAGACAACAACATTTTCTGGATCTGTGTCTGGGCGTGGATTACGCAGCGCAGTCGCATCAACTACGTTCTTTGCGGGAGTGAGCTGCGGCTGCTTTGGGTCAAAGTCTTCTGGAGAAACACGCAAGCCATCCCAAGTGGTCTTCAACTGGGTATATGGAACCCGAAGACCGCCTACATCGCTTATAGCGAGGGATTTTTTTCCTCTTGCGTATTTCGCCATTATGATAAGTTCAGCGCAGTTGGCTGAATCCTTAAACTTACACCATCATTGTCAGACGCCGCCGCAAACGCAAAGGCTCGCTCATACATTTCATTTAGGATCTGAAATTTCTCATTTGCAAACTTTAGAGACATTTTGCTGGCCAGACCAGCGCATATGCACTCGTTCCAGCGGTACGGGATGTCGGCATCCTGATTGGACGCTGTAACGTCCTCAAGCTGGCGTATGGCCCAGTATACCATGCTGTATGTTGTCCTATTTGGAACCTGCCAGAAGTAGGCTATAGGCGTATACTGCTTATCTAGCATGTACTGGCTGGGCTTGCCGGGGGACGTTTTGTTCGGGAGCTGATTATAGTCAGAGATCGACACGCGGTTGATTATCTGGTCAGACGTATCTGTCCCAGAGCTATCACGCACAACGGCGTCAAGAATGTCGATAGTGCCTACTGGCAAAGTGTAGGTTGACTGCCCGTTTATGAGCGTCAAAGTCTGCTGTTCTACTGCCCAGTAATTGATGCCCCTGTTTGCCCACTCAGAGAAAAGCAGGTTAAGACTGCGCCTTGCGGACACAGCCCTATCACCCGTCTGAACCTGTGGGTCTAGGCCACAGCGTTCAAAGGCTTCAGTGATGATCTCTTCAACGTCTGGTCGAAACGATACCGTGTTAGAAGTTGCCATCCGATTACTCCTTTAGTATTCTTTGATGACCCTCAAGACCAATTGGTAGGAATCTCCAACAGCTCCAGCTCCAGCAGTTGTGAAACTAATGTCACCAGTTGGGTTTGTGCCATAAGACTTGGTTGAAGGAAGACCACCAAATTTAGAGAAATCATGATAACCGATATCGTCATCACCAATGTTCATCAGGATGATGTCAACATCAGCATCAGCTAATATACGCACAGTCATACTTTTAATGACCCACCAACCTTCGATGATGCGAACAGCAGTACAAGGTTGACCACTTGCGCTTGGAGCCAGTGTTGACACATCGATCTTCAAAACTGCACTTTCGTCTCCAGTATCAACGTATTGATACTGGAACGCGAAAACAGCCTCTCTTACACTGTCACTAAGTTTTTTTATTGATACAATGTCAGCCATTTAAAGTCTCCTTACGAGCCACTGCCATCTGTTCCGTATGTCAGATCATACACATGATAGAAAATCCGCAACTCAATATTACCGCCCGTTGCGGCTGACGCACCAACACCACCTGTTATTCTCACAGGGTGAGTGGTACTCATAACATAGCCCATATCATTGCCAGAAGTGGCATCTGTAAACGAGATTTCAAAGTTGCCTACATCAGCGTCAGCATCGTCAAGGATGCCGTCTGTATCAGAAGCAGGCGCTGTATCTGTAACTTCAATCCAACCTAAATCAAATGTAGGGTTTGTGCCGCCTGTAGCGGACGCAATGCCTTCAACTCGCGTGATGATAGCGTTGACAGGTAGGATAAGAGGCAATGAACCGGGACCAGTAGCAAGTGG